CGATAACACTAACATTGGATTACCACTTAGAAATTTAATAGGTTTAATTTGTGCTATTGTTATAGGTGCATGGTTTGCCTTTGGTGTTATTGAAAGACTACAAATGGATGTAGAACGATTAAGAATAGATACTGAAAAATTAAAAGATAGTGTTAGAGCTAATATTGGCAAACTCAATGGTAATCATTAATGTATCAGTTAGTATTTGCATTGTGTCTTTTTATTAATGGTGAACTTATAGAGCATAGAATACAAGATAGTTTATCTACTTGTTTAAAAATGAAAAGAGAAGCTAGTAGAAATATGGATATGGTTAATAAACAATTTATGTGTGGTAAAGTAGAAGCTGAGCTTGAAACTAATATTGATGGTAGTAAAACAATTAAAAAAATTGTAACATCTAAATAATGTGGTGTGTTATTTGGAAAAGAAATGAATTGTTTGAAATGTTTACTAATGTTATTTTTGAATCTGAAAAAAAAGCTTTAGAGTTTTTAAATCAGCAAAAGTCTTTTAGAAAAAAACATGAGCCTAAAGCTGTAAAGTATCATCCAAAATATTTTTCTGGTGTAAATGAAAAAGAAATCCTGGCGTAAGCAAAGCCAACAAATAGTCATAGATATTGGTCCTTGTAAATATTGTGGCAAGGATATGCTTAATACAGATTCTTTTGTAGCTTTTATGGATAAAACCAAAGCTCACTATATTTGTATGAAAAAAGACGATGAAAAGCGGTCTGAGAAGGATCAGAATAGCGATTCTAACCTATTTTGATACCAACATACCTAATTAAGCTAATGTTTAAATACGTGGCTCTAAGAGAGCTTATTGCCTGTTTCTACAAAATGCTCAGATTCTAGCTCAGCTAAAGCTCCTTGTAATAAATCTATAGCAAATTTTTTACCTTTGTAGCTATTTGCTATGCTCATTACATTAGATACCAAAGCAACTTGAGCTGCGTCTATGCTTTTACCTTTAAGTAGATCTACAGTTACAGCATCAGCAATATTATCATAAGCATCTACGACTTCATCATTAGATACTTTTCTTTCTTTAAATATTTGCTTTAGACTTAATATAGTTTTCATACATAGAATGTAGTATGAATTTCGGTAGCTGACACCTCACTAAAAAAAAAGTAAGCACCAAGTAGAGTAAACCATGACAGGCGTATATTACTATTTAACCTTACTGGACTACTTGATGCTTATAACTGGCTTTGTTTATAATATGTTAATTCATATACCAGGAATAAATTTAATAGGTTTTCCTGGATCCTTGATAGGCTTACTTCCTAACCAGTTCTTTAGGGTTTAAAATTATTAACTGTAGGCGCACTCAATCCAAAGTTTTATTCATACGCCTACAGCACACAACAAGAATAGTTATTTTACTAACTACTTTTTTGTTAAACATTTATCTGGGACTTGCCCATATAGGTAGATTAACTTAACCTATTAGAATTGATCGTCAAAGTCATCAGTACTCGCAGACTGTGAAGTCTTAGTAGCAGATGATTTGTCGCCAACCAATCTAATACTTCCTGTAAATCGAGGTATAACTACCTCAGTTACAATTCTGTTTTGATCATTAGAATCTTTATATTGTCTAGTTTCTAATTCACCTTCAACATATAATTGAGAACCAGATTTAGCATACTTCTCCATGTTCTCAGCAAGTCTAGGATCAAATACTACAATCTTATGCCAAGTTGTTTTCTCGGCCCAATTGCCTTCTTTATCTTTAAACTTTTTGTTTGTAGCTAAAGATAGATTGCAAAACTTATCACCTTTCTTAGTTTGTTTAACTTCTGGATCAGCTCCAAGTCTTCCAATTAATATTACTTTATTTATCATTTTTTAACTCCTTTGGGTTTATGATTTTTATATTACTAGCAAGTTTATTAGATGCTCTACCTTTTTGTAATTTTTCTTCTGGCATTTCATCTTCAGAATAAACAAAACCATGTAAGCCTAATAACTTTAAAACACATCTGTCATAGGCACGTTTCTCTGCCATTGCATATGGATAAGAATTTTTAGTATTCTTAGGTGATGATTCACCATAAGATATTACTTGATGTTTCTTGTCTTCTTTTTCCATTTGTGCTGTACATTTAACAACTACAACTCCATTTGCAGAATCTTTTTCTATCTCATCATATTCATATAGAATACCATTTTCTGCACCTGCTTGTTCAATATATCTATGATACATTACCCAAGTACCATGACAATCCCACAATGCTTTGTATTGTCCTTGACTATCTTTTTGATCAAGATTTAATTTTTTAAGTATAGCTAATGCTCTACTGTCTATTGGTTTTCCCATTACGTTCCTTTCTTTGTATATTCATTGTTTACGAATGATTTACTTACAATATAAACATATGCAGCTCTACCACTAGAGTTTTTACGTTTATCTTTGCGTTCAATTTTATCTTGTTTAAATAACTCAGTAACTCTAGGTCTAACTGTAAATGGTGATAACGCTAATAAATCAGCTATCTCATCAGCAGTAGCTCCAAAGTTACCTTTATTACTTATTACATCAAATACTTTTTTACGTATAGTTTCTGCACCTTCTTTAATTAATTCAGCAGCTTCTATTGACGTATCTACGTTTTGACTACCTGGTAAGTATGGGTATGATTTGTCTTCCATTGTTATGTTCCTTAAGTTGTTTATCAAAGTTATTAAAATCTACAAAATCTGGTGGTGGAGTTTTAGTTTCTACCATATGCCAAAATAATACTTCGGCAGCAAGAAGTTGTTCTTGGAACTCTTTATCTGGTAAAACTTCAACTAAACCATATTTCATATTGCCAAAAAATATAGATAGATACATTTTACTTGCACCATAAATCATAAGATAATGTTGTATCTGAGCTTTATATTTATCTGCTGTCTTGGCTTCGTTACTGAAAGCATTTGTGTGTTTACATTCTAGTAATGCTTTCTTTTCTTTTAAGACACCATCAATGTTGCAGTATAAAAAAGGATATTGTTTTGAAGTAATGAATAGTTGTTTCTTAAGAACTTTAATGCCTGTTTGTTTTTCAAACCAGCGAATATTAAAATCTTCTGTGTGTATTCCCATTTGTACTGGGAGTACATCAGATAAATCATCTGATTCTTTTTCACCTATTTTTTCTTGGTAAAGCTCATACCAATTACCTTGATATAATCTTGTAGCATCACTGCCACCTATACCCTGTTTCCTGTCGAAATCTTTCTTCATATATTTTTGTTACCTTTCCACTGTAGTCTATATAATAGCCTGTTAGTTGTTTTACTCTTTTAATTGTTTTAATTCTTTTTCTGCTTTTTTTTTCCATGACTTTATAAATTTTAAATGTTCAATTAATCTTTCCTTGTCCTTTTGTAATAACATTTCTAAAGGCAATTCCGAGTTTCGTTGCACCTTTTTTTTTGATTTCTTGCCATTTCTTTTTCTCAAGATCATTATGCTTTCTCCTAAGTTTATCTAGTTGTGTTAAAGTTTCTTTGTCTATTTTATTGTCAAATAATCTTTTAGCAAACTCAATATATTTTTTTTCATCAAACTCTATTGTGTTGTAAAACTTAAGTAAAGACATGTACCATGCTTGTTGTCTTACATGGTAAGCAGTATAATCAACTGGAACTTTCGGTTTTTGTTTCTTCATCTTTGAATGATCCTTTTTCTAAAACTTCAAGAGCTGCTTTTAATCTTTTATTATCAGCTTTGAACTTATCAAATATAGTTTTAGTTTTGACTAAGTAATGAATAGCATCTAACAATTCTTCAATTGTTTCATCTACCCATTCATTAATTGGTCTTTCATTATCTGCCATTGTTTTACCAAACTTTTCCATACCTTGTATGTGTCGTTTAACAATGAGATCTACTACTTGATTAACTATAGGATCATCTGTTAAGTCATTTAACTCAACATCTGGATTAACTGTCATTTGTTACCTCTTTTTCTTTTATTACAATTTCGGCATTTAGTGATTCTGCCCAACAACAGAATAACCAACCACTTGGTTTTCTTATACCACATTCCCATTTTGATACAAGACCTTTAGCAACTCCAAGTATCTCATCCATTTCTAATTGTGAAATTCCAAGTTTCTTTCTTAACGCAACAAATTGCGGAATTACTTGATTATGAAATTGTTCACCTAGTGCCTTATTTGCCATAATTACTAGGTATATGTATATTTCGGTAGCTGTCAACTATATATAGTGGGTACTTACTCTCGCTTTCCCCACTTCGCATAATTGACTAGTCGGAGATACTTATGCTTTTATGGGCTTAAACAAATGCCTTTGATGCCATAAATTCTTGTACATCTGGATCTGTGTCAGCAGGTGTTAATTCTATATCTGGATTTTTATAATACTGCATATGCAATGGTATAAAATAAGACATAGGTTTATGTAAATAAATAGATGCTTTTAATAAATTTTCTATTGGAATTTTATTAACAGCTTTTTCATATTTTTGTACTTGTTGGTATGTAACATTTAATTCTTTAGATAATTCTTGCAATGTTACACGTCTTGTTGGGTATCTAGTCATTCTAGCTTGTTTAAGCTGCTGACCAATAAATGTATATAACTCAGACATTACCTTTTCTCCTTGATGCTTCTAATGTTCTCCATATTTCGATTTTCATTTCAGCAGTTCTTCTTTTATTTTTTAATTTAAGAAGTTCTATATTGAGAGCATTAATTGTTTTAATTGAATTAACATAACTTTCGGAAGCGTAAAAATCTTCTATAGCTTTTGATACAGCTTTATCAGATTGGTTTACATAACTACCTTTGTAATGTTTAACCATATCTCGCTGATACTCTACCTCTGCCATATGTTCAGCAAAGGTAGTATCAGTTTCGGCAAGATAATTTATTTCTTTATCTATATCCATTATTTACTTTCTATTTGTAAAAACTCTTTTGGAGCTGCTACTGGTACACCAGAAGCTTTGAATGTTTGACCTAAATGTTTCCAAACATCCATAATATCTCTACCAGAGTATAATACATTTCTTGCTTGTTCTTCTAACATCTCAAGTTCTTGTTTAACTTTAAACTTAGGAAGTTTAGCTACAGATTTTTCAGTTTCTTGTTTACAAACATTTTTCAAACAAGATTCTATATCTTCATAATTTTTAATGCCAGGCTCATACCTACCATTATAATTATCTTTCCAATCACGAACACTAGCCCATGATCTTAATTTTTCTTGTAGCTCATTAGCTGCTTTGTGTTTAGCTCGTTCTAGTTTGTTTTGATAAACTTCTTTGTTATTAACAAATTTATTAAGTTTATCTTCAGCTTCTTTAAAAGCTTTGATTTGTGCTTTAATACCTAATTTCTCTACAAAACCTTTATAGTTTTTTGTAGTTTGTTTTTGAGTTTCAGATTCAATAGCTGATTGCATATTTTGTCTTCTATCTCTAAACTTATCACTAATAAGTCTATCAAGGTATTCAAGCTCGTTCTTTCTTATTGGTTTCATTTTTCTTTCCTTTGGTTTTGGTTTGTTTATTGGTAACAGTTTTTTGATTAGCAAAACTATTAACCCAATTCATATATTCTTTTAGTTCTTTTTTAGTCATCAAACATTTTCCCTTCGAAATCTTTGCTTTCATATGATTCAAATGTTTCATTAGCATCAACATTATATGATCCATCTTTTGTTGATACTACAACTTCACCATAAACATTGCCTTCAAATGCAAATGAACCCCATTCTTCTAAGAATCCAAATTCATACCATTTGTTTACAAGCCAATCTTGAGTGACTTTAACATCTGAGTAGTTAGTATTTCGATATTCAAATACTTGAGTGATTTTGTCTTTACCTTTATCAATAGTGTACTCCAATGGAGTATATTCATCTACCCATCCTGTTGGACTATATTTACTAAGGTCTTTGATAGTCATTGGTTTTTTTTCTTCATCAAGAAAAACAAAATCTCCATCAAAACCACCTTCGTCATGTCCACCTTCAAAATGTAATTGAAGATAATGTATTCCATCTTCATACATTTTTTTGTAGATTTCTTTTAAAGGTAATGCGTTTTTCTTTTTAATTAATCGTGCAAACTTTTCACCTTTTTTATATTCTTCCCACCATTGTTCGTGGTTAGTTGGTAAAGCTTTAAACTCACCTACTAAATCAATTGTATGTGCTATCATAACTTATGTTGTCCTTTCCGCATCCATGATGCTATTCTTACGTTTTTAATCCAATCATCAAAACTAGGAATAAATCCTAGATCTTCGATAATATGTTTCTCTACAATTAGTCGTACCGGAATAGCTTTGTTATCGCTATTCGTAATAGTATGACCAAATTCTTTTTCGGCAGCAAAGCAGCCTTCGGCATGATGACGTAATAATCTATGTGCAAAATGCGTAGTTAGTTTTTTACTTTCATCCATCCAATCATGTATGGGTTGGTAGTCTTCTACTTTACCACCCCATTTTTTTACTGATGATACCGAATGATAATAACAATTAGCCATTCTTATCTCCTTTTATTTCCGATTTAATAAACTTTGCATAGTGTACCCCTATATCTACAAGCCACCCTATGCAGTGCAAAAGCCAAATAATACCAGACATAATTGCAATTAAACTAAACTTAGCAAAGCTAAATAAGTTCGGCAGCAAAGTATTTAAATTTGTGCGTAGATTTTTTAGATGTTTTTTGATAACTGACATTTATACCTCTTTCGAATCTTTCTTTCTTTCTGTTAGCTATCTCTTTCTTGGGATAGCTATGTGCGTTGCTTATATCCCCTAAGTGCAACGCTAAACTTAGTGTTTAGACAGAGGGAGGGAGCGTTATGAAGTAACGACTAATCCTCTGTAATAGGATTCTTTAATTCATACAAAGCAATCAAATTTTTAACTTTCATATAAACTGAATAGCCTTTGATTTTTTTTGTATCTAAATAATTAAAAGTTTCTTTTGTTTCTTTTATTAATTTTT